CAAAAGCGGCGCGGAAGCCAATGTTCGCCCCCGTGCGCGAGCGCGGGTAGTTGCCGTGGAACGAAGCCAAGCCATAGGAAGAGTAGTACCAGTAGCCGCCCGAACAGAAAGCGCGTTCGGCATCGAGGTTGCGGAACCAGCACTGGTGACCCGCCTTAGCGCACAAATCTGTGGCCTTGTACGGCAGCATACCAAGGCACTGCAATACCAGCTTGGCGGCATCGCTGATCGTGCTGTCGCAGGTGATAGCAGCAAAGCTGCAGCTCGGCCAGTCGGAATCTTTGTTGCGGGTGGTAATGGTCTTGGACCACTGGATGTGCCCGCTGACGATATCCAGCTTGACGGAGTTGGCTGTAGTGCCGCTGCCGTCCGGGGTGATGTAGCTGCCGTCATCAGCGCTGATAGCCATCCACTTGGTGCTGCTGGTGCCTTGCGAGTTGGCAGCGTCTGCGCCATTGTTGTTGGCCATGACCTGCAGCTCGCCGTACACAGTGCGGACACCACCGGCCCACTCCCACACATCGCCGACAAGGTCAGCAATACCGCTGGGGCTGTTGTCGTGGTACCAAGTCAGCGGTCCGGTGCCGGTAGCGGTGCGTCCGGTCTTGCCGCTGTCGTCATAGGTCTTGATAGCCTTGTAGAACTGCTCCGAACTGTGCTTGCCGTAGTTGTTGTTGCCCAGCGGGATAAAGCCCTGCATCTCGCAGATGCGCATCAGCAGACCCCACTCCATGCGGGTCATGCAGTGCCAGCCGTCACCTTTTGCCTCGCAGTAGCTGCGGGCCTGGTCAAAGTTCATGCTTGCGGCAGGGTCAACGCCGGGCAGACTGTACGCACGGCCATTCTGCACGATGTTCAGATACTTGGAGATGTAGATCTCGTCCACTTCCTGCCCGTTGATGATAAACGCCGGGAACAGTGCGGTTGATTCGCCCATACCCAGCTGGGCATAGGTCATCTTCGGGATGCGGACCATAACGCTGGGCTTGCCGGCGTTGTCCAGCAGGATCTCATTGTTCGGGCAGACCGCTTTCAGTGCGGTTGCCATCAGGTCAAAATTATCAGCCATAGGGGTTTACCTCCTTACTCGATGCTCCACAGCGTCAGCGTCACGGTGTTCATGTCCAACGGCAGCGGCTCCCTTGCGGTTGTCTGCTGCGGGGTATGGCTACCGTCTGCATCGTCTGCCGCCTCGCCGGTGGTCGTCTCCGCCGACGTGGCAGGCACTTCCTTGTACTGGCGGGGCGGGATGTCGATCTGGGCTACATAGCTGCGCCCGGCAGCAGCGCCGATGCACAGCGCCCCGTCCTCGTCAAAGCACACATCAATGTGTACGGCGTAGTCTTCCTCGCGTTTGGCAAGGTTCAGGGTCAGGTCATCGTCAAAGGTGATCTTGGTCTTGTTCACCTCGTAGTCGATTTTCTGGCCGGGGTTCTTCTCAACGATAATCATTTCATGTACCCTCCGATCACAATGTAGTTGATGGTGGCAGCGGTGGCGCTGCCGGTGTAGGCGACCTTAAAGCCGTTGGACAGCTGGTCGCTAACCTCGATCTGACCGAGGTTGCCTTTCACATTGCTGGCCTCGGTGATGACGATATAGTCACGGCTGGGGCGCTGCATCTGCAAGGCCACAGTCTTCTGACTGTTGTTGAACGGGTACGGCTTGGCGGTGTTCGTCAGGTTGATGCTGCCGCGCTCCACATCCCAGCCCATCTGGCGGGCGTAGTTCAGCAGCAGGCCATAGCAGGCAAACAACTCCCAAATGCCGTCCTCTTGGTTGGTAAAATGTGCCGCATCCTGCGGCGTACCCTGCTGCATCACAGTGCCGGCGCGGGTGATCTGGTAGGTGCCGTCATCGTTCTTCGTGATGTTGAAGCAGTTGCTCGGATTCGTCACATGGTCTTTCCACGGGGTAGGATTATACATTTCATTTCACCTCCTGCTCGGTCACGGTAAAGTCGAACCAGTACAAGATGCCCGTCTGCCCGGTGTTGACCGTGATGCTGCAATTCTGATGTGCCCACAGGGCGTTGTCAGAGTTGTACAGCTCCACGCGGGTAACGGTCAGTGGGGTGCTCTCGGCACTGATGGTCAGCTGCGCCCGCACCGTGCCGTTGGGCAGCACCGCCACATCGGACAAGTCCGTTTTGATGTAGGTATTGCCGACACGGTACTTGGCATAAGCGACACGCCGCTTGATGTAGTTCCGAAGGTCGGTAAACCCTGCACTGTCAATCATGGGTCATACCTCCTAAAAAAGTGATCCCGGCTCCAGCCCGCAGGGGGTAGCCTCAAAGCCCGCGCTCCCGCTGGCTGTGTCGGTCATAAGTACGCCGTCAAGGATAGACCCCTGCACTGCCGCAGCGGGGTGTGTACCCACCGTAGCATAGCCCGTCATGGGGCTTGTATAGGTCTGTCCATCTTCGGCTGTGGCAACGGCCACATTTTCCCCGGCGATAACGCCCTGCACGGCAGGAGCCGGGAATGTGCCGGCAGTCGGCTGGCCTGTCAGCGGCATGGTGTACGCCTCGCCGCCGTGCTCGGTCTCCACCACTACAGGGAAATTGTAGATAGCTCCCTCCCTGGCCTGCACCGGATAGGTACCGCACAGGCGGGCCGTGTACACGCACCATCCGCAGCCTGTGCGGATCTCGAAACGGTGTGTGCTGCGGAACATGATGCCGTCCAGATGGCTGCGCAGACTTTTGTACAGGTTTACCGCCCGCAAAAGGTCTGTGTTGTTCACCGGCACGGCGGGGGTCGATGCGTCCAGTACAATGCGGAATGTGTAGGGGTTGCCGCCCTCCACATAGTCGAACCATTCTTCCACGATGCTCTTGGGGTACACCGATTGAATGGCCGCCTCAACAGCGCCCTTGGTGCCAAGGTGACGGTGGATATAGAAGCTGGATTTCAGCAGTGCCCGCTTCGTTTCCAGCGGGTAGTCATAGCCGTACCAGTCCACCTTGAAATCGTAGGCCAGTATGTCCAGCAGTGCTTCATCCAGTTCGTCAATGCGGGGATAGATGGCCGCTTTCTCGATCTCGCTCATGCGGTCCGAAAGTTCTTCAGCCACAACCTGCCCCAGCGCTATCATGCGCCTGTCATTGCGCAGTACGGGCGGCAGCGCCCGCAGGAACTCCTCGGCGGTGGGGGTATTACTCATCTTCATACCCTCCGCTCGTCACGGTGCGGCCACGCAACTTACCAACCTGCGGCACGGTATCCGTCAGGTCGGCCAGCGCCACACGCCCGCTGGCATCGGTAGCCACATTGCCGCTGCGCAGCTCTGTGTAGACAGGGCTGCGGATAACAACGCGCTTTACACCGTTCACCATCATACGGCGGGTCAGTTCGCTGGGGTTGATGTCCCGGCCCAGCTTGCCGGCCTGCCATTTCACATAGGCATCCACGGCGGCGTTGACCTCGCTCTGCACATCAGCGGCAGACGGGCCGCCGCGGTTCAGATAGTAGGTCGTGTCAATATCGTACTCCACCGTTTCGGGGTCTTCCACCAGTACATGGTCGGTCAGCGGGCGGGTTTCATCGGCGTTGCAGGCAGCCAGCACGGCATTCTTTACTTCCTGCCCGGCAATCGTGCCGTCTTCCATCAGAACATAGATGCGCACCTCGCCGGGGGTCGGGCTGTTGGGCAGCACATCGGCAATGTCATTGCTCACGGCTTTGGCCTTGGCAATGTAGCCGCCTTTCGGCCCGGCAGTGGAATAGTTGTCCTCACTCTGGCGCAGCTGCTCGTAGAACTCGTCATCGGTGGGGGCATCGCTGCCGCCGCCGCTCTCGGTCAGGTTGGTGCAGCTGGTGTAGTAGTCGAACACATCCACAATGGTGGCGATCTGGCCTGCAAGGTAGCCGTTTCCCGCTGTGCCGGCAGTCATGCACTCGGCTGTCACATCGCCGTGGGTCTGCCCGGCTGCAATGTAGCGGTCCTCCACGGTAGCCCAGAACATATTCTGCCCATTGCTCACGCGCGTACCTTTCGGGATCAGCACAGCGCTGGTCTGCGCCTCGCTGATATTAAACCGCATCGTCACGGTGGAGGAGGTCGCGGCCGGGCGCGTATGCTGGTAGAACAACTCGCCCAGGGCATCAAGGTTCGCGCCCTCGGCGCGGCTCGGTATGTTCTGGTTTCCAGCATGGTTCAGATACACCCTTTCCTGTAAAATGATGCTTGCGACCCAGGCAATAAATATGCGCTCCGGGCTGCTGGGCTGGGCGCTGTGGCCGACAATAGCCTCATAGGCATCAACCAGCGCAGCCTCCAGCTTGGTCGTGTCGGTGTCCACGAACTGGTACAAGGGGTTTCTACTCATCTCGGATATTCACCTCCACGGTTGGGATTAGATGCGCCGGGTCGTTCGGGTCAATCTCAAAGGTCGCCTGCACAAACTCGGCGCGGGGCTCGCCCTCCTCTATGGCTTCTTTGAGGTCTGCCACCATCAGTGTAGGGGCAACTGTAATCGGCTTGTCGATCCAGTTCCCTGTCAGGCCGATGCCCCGGTGCAGGGGTATGTCGCCCTTGCGGGTCAGGATGATGCACTTGATGTTCTGCAGCACACTTGTTACGGTGTCTGTGCAATTCAGAAGCAGTTCATCGTCCGGCAGGGCGCTCACAAGGTAACTCATTTTCAGGCCTCCTTACTGCGCCAGATATTCCATCAAGGTCACACTGACGGTGCAGTGCGTCCATGTTCCGTCCTTGTCGGTGTGCTTCATCTTGATGGCCATACTCTTGATTACCCAGCGCCATTTCCCGTACACGGTCCGGCCCAGCACCATGGATACCGGCTGTCCGCTGCGGATGTAGCCCCACAGTATGTTGATGGCACTCTGCGGATACACGCCCAGATACTCGGACAACTCAATATCAAAGGTGAGCTGGTCGGGGTCCATGCCGGTGTACTCGAGGCAGGCACTGTTGTTGTGGCGCTGGTGGATGGCGTACCGGGTGGATGCGCTCTCCACAAAGTTGCTTACGGTCAGCACCGTATCAGAGCTGACCTGAAAGATAAGGTCTCCAAGGCAGCCGACAATCATGTTTTAATCGCCCCCAGTATCACACCATCGCCGTTAAAGGTCGGCAGATACAGGCACGCCACGGTCTCATTGACCTTTGGCAGCCAGTAGTTCACCTTGGCCCCATGACTGTGGGCGGTTTCATAGCTGGTATGCACCTTGCCCTCACTGTCTGTCCATGTGGTCGGCGTTTTGGTGGTATTTTTCACTGTGCAGTCACCGTCAACATCGTGGTCGTGCTTGCCGGCAGTGGCAACTGTAACAATTTCCCCGGTTCGCTGCAAAACAGGCAGCCAGCCGGATACGATGTTCTCGTCCTTGAAAATGACGCGGGCGGCCAGATTGGCCTTATCGACAGCCGACACGGTGCCGATACGCAGTCTGGTTACTTCATCAGCCATCAATATCCCTCCAGTATCCTGCGGCCTGTAACGGTTGTTGTAAAGCCGTTTTCGTTGATTGTGTGCTTTGCCTGTGTGCAGATATAGCGTCCATCCCAAAAGCCGTAGCCTTTGACACGGATACCCACACCGGCCACATACCAAACATGGCCGGTGTGGGTAAACTGCACCGTCTTAGAAAATTTGTTGTGCAGCCGAAGGTGCTTTTCAGCCATCGTTTTGGCTTCTGCAACGCTGCCAACCTTGGCGTAGAGTTCCAACTGCTGGTTAGTCTTGGCGTCCTCGTCATAGTCTTCGGTGTAGGCCGTGTACTCAATGCAGGCGCCTGTGGCGGGCTCAACATAGCTCACACGGCAGCTGGCGTACTTGGTGTCGGCAGTCTTGGTGTCCAACTTCCACTTGGTAAAGCTGGTATCGCGGTAATCCGCCTCAATCACAACAGGCCGCTGCTCGTAGTCGCTCTGGTCATAGATGACCAGCTTGCCCTTGGTAGCCTTGATATTCAGCCCCGCATTGGTGCAAAGCCGCTGCAAAAAGGTGATGTCGCTGGTCTTGCTTTGCTCCACGCGGTCATAAAAAGGGTCGTTCGGCGTATCGAAGAAATATCCCATGCCGTTTGCCCCTGCAATTTCTGCAAGGATTGCGGACAGGCTGTAATTTTCCCACGCCTTGGATTTTTTGGTCTGGCGTATCTGGCTCGTAAACGGCAGGCTGCATGCCTTGATGGTCACCGTGTTCGGCGGGCCGGACAACGAGACGGAATCAAGCTCAAATTCGCCGCAGTCGAGGAACTCCTCCACATCGTAGCCGTTCCAGTAGTTTATCCAGATCTTGGCACGGATTTTCAAGGCATCCCCGGCAGCGGCGTTCACCATTTCGTTCAGCCAGCTTTTCATCCAGATTTTATCGCGGTCCTGCAAAGTGACCTGCAAATCATCGGATACGCCGTCATCGTTGTCGGTGTAGGTCGCGGTCAGAAAATACGGCGCTATATCATCGCTGATATTCACGCCGTCAAACCACATCAGCAACTTGCTGCGGCGGGCTAAAACGCTCATGCGTCCACCTTCTTCCACGGCACCATCCCGGTCGGCTGTTCGCTTTCCGTTTTGGCTTCGGGCAGGGTCAGTACGACCCCTGCCGAGAAAATGTAGGTGTGCAGATACTGCTGGTTCAGCGCCATCAGCTGGTCGGTGGCAGCCACATTGCCAAAGATTTTATAGGCGATGGAATCCCACATATCGCCCTGTACAGTCGTATAGGTCATTAGCTGAAATTCATCCTTTCCTCGTCATCTCTGGCGCTCTGCACAACATCCAGTATCATCTGGCGCATATCCTCAACGCTCTGGTTCAGTGCGCTGCGCAGCTGCTGGCTGTCCTGCATGTCGCTGATCTGGAATACTGGCGAAAGGCTCATGGGCTGCAACTGGGTTGTGGTGCTGCTTTTGGCGCTCTCAGCCTGTACCGCCTCGGCGGCTGGCTTGGCGTTCTGGGCGGCAAAGCTACCCATCGCATCCACGGCCCGCGGGCTGATAACAGCGGTATAGTCGGCCAGCATTGCGTCAGCTTCAGCGGCATGGTTCATCTCGGCGGCAGACAAGCCGTTTTCGGGCGTTTGCCCATCAAGGGGTATGTCTACCTTATCAGCCTCGGCAGGGGCAAAAGCAGCCGCCTCAGCGGCG